TGCTTGTTCTGCTTCGTTGAGTGGTCTATTCTTGCACTTAAGTGCTTGAAGTCTGTACTCAACGTTGAAAGCCATAGGTCCAGTCTTAACTCTTTGGAAAAATATGTCCCAACCTGTTTCTGGGTCAGTAGGATCGCCTAAATCTTCGGCTGCTACCATGATTTGTTCCATTAGTTTTTTCTTAAGATTCAAAACTTTGACTTTACCGTCAGCTGGATCTATGCATTGTATAGCATATGCCCAACCACATTTGATTTCGGGGAAAAAGTCTCTGACGTAATCTTTTTCTTTGTTATTGAAGGTTTCTGTTGACCGATCAAAAGACAAACATTCCATAGGGATATTTTTGCCATTCTCACCTTTGATCCAGTAAACATATCTTGGTAGTAGATCACCTACCATGCGTACTGTGTTGTTACCTTCTTTGTATTGAAATTGATCTATTTTGTTTTTTACTGCGCTACCTTGCGCTTGATTAAATTTTATAGCCATTGTATTCTCTGTTATTTAGCGTCTTCAAACTTGAAGTGGATTACTCCGTTCTTCATAGTGAGAAGTCTGTTGTTGTCGAAAATCTCCTCTAGAAAGGGAAGATTAATTAGTTGTAATGTGGTATTACCAGTAGTTTGGTAATCCATATAACTGCGATAAGAAGCTATTGCCACATATTCTGCACACTCTGAATTGCTGTAGTTCTTTCGTTCTACGAGCAATCTTTTAGGATTTTTGAGATAGCTGTATCCTTCAAAACTTTGTCCATAGTATTTGTAAACTGGATCTTTGTAGTTTTTAGGTACTGCAATATTATAGGTAAGCATATGTATTATCAACATAACCTGACCTGCGTCACCGTTAGTTGTTTGTAAAATCTTTTCCCAATTATATTTTATCATAATATTATACCAAAAATTAAGAGTCTTGTCAAGTAATATTTTTCGAAGGTTATCATAAGGTCGATACCTCATAGCCTTGTTTAAGGTAATATCCTAGTCGGGCGTTAGCTTGTCGCTTCGCAGTATTCCCTATAAGGTGAACATCTACTACTGTTGGTTGTTTTTTTCCTTCATAATTTCTTATTATTCTACCAACCAATTGAGTAAGTAAAGGTTCATTATTTACTGGTGTCCCAAGAATTAAACAACTAAGAATATCTAAAGATATGCCTTCTGAGAATATACTTTGTGTTCCATACAGTATGTTTTTATCCTCAAAAACTTGTTTAATTAATTCAGGTCTTTCTTCGTGTGGTATCGCTCCTGTTACACAAACTGCGTCGTCACCAGTAAGTCTCGCGCAGGATTTTAGGAAGTCTACTCTATCACTAACCACTAATACTTTATGACCACGTGCAGCGTATGCACTTGCAGTCATTGCGATAGAGTTTTGATACTCTGGGTTATAGGCTAATTCATTCACCCTGTTAGCCCAAGGTATTGCTGATCCGTCCATGAACCTAATCGGAAGTTTTAAAATATCAATTTTAGGTATCATGAAGTTTTCTTTTGGTGGTTTTAAAACATGATCTCCAAAGTAATCTCTGAAAACTACATGTTTACCATCTTTTCTTTGTAGTGTACCTGATAATCCTATCTTATGCATAGCACAGTTTTTATCTATAATTCTTGAAAAAGTTGGACTACTAACATGATGCATTTCATCTAGTATGATTGTTCCAAACTCTCGTCTAATTTGTGGAACTTTGCGGTATATTGTCTGAATATTGCCAACTACTACGGGGGTTGATATATCAAATTTACCACTACCAACTATGCCAGGTTGAAAACCAAATACTTTTTTTACTTCATCTTCCCATTGTTTTCTTAGGGATAAAGTGTGAGTTACTACAAGAGTTTTTTGTCCAAGCTTTTCTGCTATCGCTAAACCTGTAAATGTTTTCCCCCAGCTTACCCATGCGTTAATTATAGCACTACCATTTATTTCATCAAATACTGCTTGCTGGCTTGGTCTTAGGGTCAACTTAAATGGAGGAAACTCCACAGGTTTTAGTACTCGTTTATCTACTATCTCGTGTTCTTCAGGTATCAAATCTTCTCTACCAGAAGGAATTGCTACTAAACCATTTTTAATAAGTGCCATGTTTTTAATTATAATAGGCGGGTCTCCATACTTATATGGTGCAATAGAATAGGTTAATTCTTTGTCAATCTTCTGCTGTTGATGCGGAAGGACATCTAAATAAATTCTATCACTAAGTACTGCTTTCATTATACAAAATCTGGTCCGCTAAACCATTGTACTAAAGAGTGTCTTATACCTTTTGTCATGGGAGTAACTGTATGTAAAAGTAAAGAAGGAAATACAACTATAGTTCCTCGTTTATATACTTCTTCGTCCATAGGTAGGTCTGCATTACCCCACATATTTTTTAATATTAGACGACCTCCCTCATAGTCTTCACCACTAGATAGTTGTACAGAAATACTCAATTTTCTATAAAGGTCAGCGTCTATATCACAGTCTCTATGGTAATCATAAAAAGCACCGTCTTCATAGGTTGCAAACTGTATATCTTCTTTATTACTTATAACAAAGTTCCAGTTAGCTTGAGCATTGGCTCTTGCAACATAACTTGCAATCAGCTGTTGTAACCATTCATCTTGTATCCAAGCTACTTGACCTTTTCTCATTTTTGAATCTTTACTTCTATCCGAGTTTATAGTAGCTTCTTCTTGTATTTTGTTTTTACCTAATTGTATTATTGTGTCACACATTTCAGGTGGTAAAGTCCCTTCAAAATAGTAATATGGACACTTAATTATACTTCTCATTTGTATTCCTCTAGTAATCTATTCCACGGATTTATATTTACAGAAAATCTATCACCCGTAAAATCTTGTACATAATGTTTTTTACCCGGACCAAATATAACTAATCTATTTTGTTTAGGTGTTATCATTATATTATCTTCTATTAGTAGTTTGCCGTTTCTTAAGTTGTGTGCTTTAGCATAATATATTATACTACAAACGGGAAAACTTAATACTTTATTTAAACCAAATCTATACTCATCTTTATCATAGTGCCACCCACCGTTCTCGTCTGCAGCTGGTTTTGAGTTGTTATGTGTCCATATTTCAAATCCTTTTATCTTAGATAAATCATAATAATTACCTGCTATATCTAATATTTTCCACGAATAACTATCTATGTCAAGGCTATAATCTACCCACGATCCATCACCACCTATGGTTTCTGAATAAAATAAATATTCATTCATTTCACCCTTCTTTAATACATTGTCTAGCACTATAACTGGCTTCATATCTTTCTCCAAGTATCTTTCTTTTGTTCTTCTGATAAGTCATATAATATCCATGGCACGCCCTGCCTATAAAGCACCCCTGCCCAAGAAGCGTTCTCGGGCAGAGGTCTTTTGAGAGGGAAGGGGAAAGGGCAATTTTTTAACCATAGCATACTTACTATGTTTTTCTGTTCCACTCTCAAAATCTTATGATATTTTAGATTTACTTTTGTATTTTTTCTTTTCTCAAAACAAAGCCCTAAACTATCTATATAGAACTTTCCTTGATGTTGTATTAGTTCTGGTATATCTTCCAGCATATATTTTAGATTATATAGTCCTTTCATTGGACTTTGTAACCTTCTCAATCCTAGAGTTGCTCCACTCATATTAGTATCGTCTAGTATTTCTTTATCTATAAATAGCAAACCGTCTACTAGTTCAATATTATTTGTATGCAGGACAAAGACTGGGAACTGAACTTTATCATAAATCATATTTCTTTTCAAACTTACCAAGAGAATAATCATCATGAACATCAAAGTCACAACCTACGGGACAGCCTGGAATACTAATTCCTCTGTCTTTTTGTACCTCTTCTAGTACAATAGCACTATATTCTTCTACTCTATCTTCTTTTACTTCTGCTAAAATAGAGTCATGGACTAATGCAAATATCTTCATGTCATCTTGATACCCTAGTCTTTTTATTCTGTTGTGGGTATCTACTGCGCCTAGTAGGTTGATGTCTGATGCTATAGACTGAACCAAGAAGTTCAGTCCTGATCTTACTTCATGTCCAGCAATTCCTGAGTTATCTGATTGAACATTTGGTAGTCG